GCGCATGTGCCTGCAATGGATCTAGATTTGAGTCACTCTCTTGCTCCCAGATGCGATATGTATAGTCACCGGCATACGGGAATGTCAAGTCCACCTCATCAATGATCACAAATTCATCATATCTAGGAATACCAGTGCTGATATTCTCCAGGATACAAGTGACTGTCTCAAAGCTCTGCTGATGAGTAAATTCAAACAGCCAGTATGGTGCTATCAGTGTCTGCAGCTCCGTCACTGTCACTATCAATGTGCTGCTCTGTGCTCTCTGTATTCTTAGCATTGCGCTTTAATTTAGGTGATTTTGGCTCAAAGATAAACAACAAGCCAGCTGATTCATACTCAGATTCATTGCCTTCAGTGATTTTCCACCTCTTGCCGTTCAATCTGATATCAGCACCAATGTATTCTGCCTTTATTTTCATAGCTCTAATTTAAGCAAAAAAGGGAAGGAAACATTTCCCTCCCCTCAATTATTTTGTGCGGTCTGAATTATACTGCTGGTGACTGCTGTCCAAGCAATGTTGTATAGACTCCAGAAGCTACATCTGGCACCTCATTGTTTTCCATACCGAATAGAACAATTGTGTGTCCATTGCGGTCTGATTTTACTGTACCTGAAGTGTAGTCACCTCCATCATTCACTTGTACTCCTTCTTCAAGGCCAAGTGCAACAATTGTTCCATCAGCCTTCTCTACCAATGCACACACTTCATTCTGTGCAAGCAAGTGGATTTCTGAGCGAAGCTCTTTAGTGTCTGATGCTAGGATCATTGTCAATGTCTGCTCATACCACAAAGTACCATTGTCTTTGTTCACCTTGATAGGCGCTGTATAGCTTGAAAGATTGCTCTTCAATTTATACAGGTATGTCTCACCAGTTACAGTGAGTGAAGTGATTTGATTAGCAGTCAAACCAATTGCTCCAGTTATAGCAGACACAGGAAACAATAGAACCGATTTGATCCCACCCTTACCATTGGTACATGTTCTGTCATTGTACCCATTTGTCATTTCACATGCCATGTGTTCTGTGTATTTAGTTTTGTAAAAGGGAGCACCCTTGAGCGCTCCCATAAAATTTGTTAATTAGTCGTTTCTCCAAACACCAATCTGATTCAAGAAAGGAACCTGAACACCAGCACGGAATTTAGAGCGGATGTAGATGACATCATCATCTTGAGAATACCACATTTCGTAGTTATCAAAGTCAGATGTCAAGTCAGTTCCGAAGATGAATTCTGTTGACTTACCTGTGAAGATAGCATCTGATCCATTCAATCCTGGGATACGTACCACTTTCATGTCTGTACCTGGAACAATGATCTCAGTCATTGATGCGATTTGTGCAGGAGAGTAGTGGAAGAAGTTCAAGTCAACCAAGTTCTTCATCAAGAAATTGAAAGACTCACGGCCAGCGAAGCATACAAATGCTGCATTTTCTGCTACTGCTTCAGGTGTGTTTGTGAAGCACTCATAGAAAATGTCATATGCATTGTTTGCAGTCATTGATGCTGTACCTGATGTGTTCAAGTTTACTGCACCATTGGCAACAGTTACAAACTGAATGAATCCATTCATGAATGCCAAGTTACCTGAACCAGTTGCTTTGTTACCTTTCCAGATTAACTTGTCAAGCTCAATTGCATGCAAGCTCAAAAGGTATGAAGTCAATTGTGCTTCAAACGGCAAAGACTGATCTTCAGCCATTGCACCCGGGCGCAAAGCCAATTGTGTCCAGAAACCTGCAAGGTCCTTCTGGCAGAAACGCTTCATGTACCCAAGAGTCTCAACAGAAATTGCACGATCTGTGAATACTGTATCTCCTTCTGGAGTCATTGTACAGTCACCTGACTGATATACAATTGAATCATCAAGCAATTTGATTTCTTCTGATCCTTTGATGCCTTCTTGAATAGCAATGTACTCAAGTGTGCGTGCCTCAGTCACTGAACGTGTGATAAGGTCTTCTCTTTGTTCGTCAACATATGCTGCTAGTCCAGCAACATCATAGTCAAACTTTGTGCTAATGAATTTTTTTAAGCTCATTTTTTCTACTTGTTAATGTTATTTTTCAAAAATAATTGGCGAGTTGTTAAGGTGCTCGTAACCCTTGCAAATTTCTCTGTCTCAGTTACACTGTTTGAAGGAGCTGCCTTGAAAGTGTTGAATTCACCCTTCAATTCAGTCACCTCAGTGCGAAGTGCATCATTCTCGGTTGCAACAGTCTTGATCATCTCAGTCAATCCTTCAAAGATTGCACTGAATGCACCAAGCTTTGCATTCACAATAGATTCCACTTCATCTGCTGACATAGCTGATGCTGTTACTTCAGGTGCCACTTCTGGCTCCTCTACTGGTAGATCATTTGAAGCTGATGCTGTTGTATCAATCACTTCAGTGACAATTCCATTTGCATCAACAACAATAGAAATTCCAGCCATTTCTCCACCTAGGGCATGTGTGCCTTCTGGAGCTGGTACCTGCTCAGTCTCTGTCACTACAAATACAGCAGTACCAACAACAAGCTCTCCTTCATAGGAAAGTTGTGTGCCGTCTTCTAGCACTGCCTCGTTGAAGGATTGTGCTGTTGCTGAAAATGCAGCTTTCAAGTCTCTGATTGAGTCCATGATTGCTTTGAAATTTTCGTTCATTTGTCTTGTGTTTATTAGTATATGTATTCTTGTTCTAAATTTTGAAAGCTTCAGCCTCAGTATTCTCTGTGATCAGTTGCAATTCTTCTTCATTATTGTCAATGTGCTTCTCAATTCTGAGCTTCTTTACAGTCATCCACTTATGCTTGCCTGCAGTGAAATACACATTCTCCTTCTTGATGCGGAGCTTCTCAGCCATTGCATAAACTGGTCCACCATTTGACTGTGTGCGTGCAGTTATTATAAAGATTTCATCATTGGCTGCTAAGAATCTGCGTGCCATGTCCTGACCTTTAGCTGTAGTCAAGGTATCATCATAGTCAAATGAGATTCTTTTGTGAGCAAAGGCCATGCTAGTCAATGAATCAATCTCTTCTTTAATCTTGCTCATCATCACCTCCTCAGTATTGCCTACATGCTCCAGGATAAAATCACCTTCAATGGAGAATCCTGTCCACTCTCCATTCTTGGCTCGGTTATACAGCTCAGTGTTTGGTGTTTTGTAGCTCACAATCCATGATCCATCATTGACATCCTTGAATCTCTCTGGTGCTGTGAATCCTTTGGCTGCATCTACCTGATAGCTGTGAATCATAAACATGTCATCACGAATCTGATCATGTGAATGCTCAAGATCTACATTGTTAAAATTGCCTCTCCTGGCATAGTCAAAGATGATATCCTTGATTGCAGCCTTTGTGAATACCACATAGTATTCTTCATTTGTTCTGCTGTCGTATCTGTAGATTGGAGTATCTGCACTGATAGCCACACCACTGATCACTTGCTCAACATCATTGAATTCAAAGCGCTTCACATTGGCAAAGGTCTGGAAAGATATCTCATGTGCTGGATCTAGGACCAGGCTGTTGAAGCTCACAGTTGTATCTGGATTCATCAGATCAATGGAGATTTCGTAAATTGGAATGTTCTTTATCATACTCTAATATGTATTTTTGTTCTATGAAATTTGTTTATCCCTTCAAATATAAGCAAAGCACCTTTGAGATTGACCAATCTCTGAGATGGCTCTACCTTGCATATCCGGATGCAGAAGTCTACATCATTGGTGATGCTCCTGACATCCACTTGCCGTACGTTCATATTCCGTACACATCTCATCTGCCCTTTGCTGGATGTGAAGTCACTGACAAAGTGATGCTGTTCTGTCAGATGATTGGTGATGAATTTATCCTGATGAATGATGATTTCTTTATCACTGATAGATTCATATTTCACCAGGTGATGAAGAATGGCTATGTGACTATTTCACCAGGGCATTCAATCACTTATCAACAAGCCTGTGAGAATACTATTGATTTTCTTGCAGCCAATCATCTAGAGCTTGTCAATTATGAATGTCATCAGCCTGTGCTCATCCAGTCATGTCGTTTCATTGAGCTGTTCAGTCAAGTTGAATATAAAAAATACAATCATCTGCTCAAGTCAATGTACTTTAATACATGGCCCATGCGAACCTATCAAGGTGACAATCTCAAGCTAGGTCACTCACTGAACAAAGCAAAGAGATACCTTGATCAGTACGGTGCATTCAGCTGTGCAGATTCATTTCTCACAGCTGAACACATGGATTTTATTAGTAAGTACTCAAGCTCTGCTGAGTCTGCACCTTCTGTTGCGTGCCAGTTATGTCACTCTCCAAAACTACCACCTGACTGATTGGCGGACCATTAGATCCACCAGGAAGGAAGTCTGCCAGTGAAGTTGTTTGTGCGTTGGTAGTTCCTGCTCCACCTAGTGCAGATGCAGATGCTCCCACTGAAGATGATGCTCCCACATCTGGCATTGATGGCGCTGTCCCTCCTTCATACTTTGTGCTCATAACTGCAGCCAATTGAGCAGCTCCCACTACTCCTGTAGCCACACCGAATGGAATACCTGTAGGGATACCACCACCAGTGGCAATGGCTTTCATTACTGCTTCAGCTGTACTGATGGCAATGGATGCTATCTTGAGCGCTTTCTCACGAATGAACTGCTGCTTTCTTAATTTCTCGGCTGCATCAAATTGCTTCTTTTCCAGGTTGTATGCAATAAGTGCATATTTGTCATTGATAGCTTGCTTCTGCTCAGCTGTTAAATTGGCATTGTCAAGTTCAGCATTCTTTCTGATCTCAAGTTCACTGAGCTGTGCATCAGTTTCTTTTTGCATGGCTGCAAGCTTAGCATCTTGAATCTCATTGATAGCTGAATTCATTTGTCCAGCTAGATCCAATCCTTGAGCTGCAGCTGCAAGTCCTTCACTTAGTGCCTTGGTATCTTCTTCAAATTTCTTGATATTGGCATCCCTCTCATCTGCGGCTTTCTTTTTGTCCAGCTCAATGACTTTCTTGTCTCTTGCTATTTTCATAGCCTCAAGTGCAGCAAAGTACATGTCTTGACTGATTAACTTGGCAGCAAGATTATCTTCAAGTGTTTTAACTTCTTCTTTTTGCGCATTGTCAAAGTCAACAAGTGCTAGTTGATATTCATCCAGCACATATCCCTGGTACATTCTCAAAGCAGTCTGCTTCTTTTTTAAAGAGTCTTCATATTTTACCTGATCTTCTTTATTGAATTTATCAGTATTTTTTCTAAGCGCTGCTGTTTGAGCTGCTTCTAATGCAGCAATATCATCCTGACTCTTCTTGTTGATTCGTGCTTGTGTGATCAGGTTAAAATAGTACTCATTGATTTTATTCTCTTCAAGCTGTCTTGCCGTTTGCTTGCTGTCTTCAAAATCATTCAATGCCTTCATGATTTCATCATCCAATTGGCGCTGCTGTTCAGCTATATTGTCAAGTCTAGCTTTCTCAATATCAGCCAATTTTTTTGCATGGTCTTTTGCTTCAGATTGTGCATCCTTGTTGGCATTAATCTGAATGATTTTTTTCTCATTCTCCTGATCAAGAACATCCTGATTCATTTTGTTTAGATTCTCTTTGGCATCAGCTGTCTTCTCCTTATTCATTTTTGACATGAAGGAGTTATTCTTAAAGAGTAAATTCAATGCGAGAATACCATTCTCATATTCTTTAATTTGCTCTTTCTGTACATCAATGGATGCTTGAATTTTTTGCTGTCTCAATTTCACTGTGCTTTGACCAAGGGCCTCAGCTAGTGCAATCTCTCTATCAAATTGTTTCTGTTGATTGTCAAATGCTTGCTTCTGAGCAGCTCTAAGTTCACGCTCCTTCTCCATCTGCTTCTGGATGCGTTGCATTCTCTTAGCATGTGTAGCTGCTCTCTTTTTATCCTCATCATCCTCAACAAGCCCAAGCATCTGCAGTCCTTTCACGGCTAGCATGATCACACCAATAAATGGCATGAAGATACCTATTACAATTTTTACTCCTGTACCTAGCTTATTAAACCAGCTCACTGCTTTGCCAACGGCA